GTAGCATCTAAGCCTGCCTGTTCTTGTGCTTGTTGAATCGCGCCCGCTGATCCTAAAGTACCAATGTCTTGTCCATATAATCCTGGAACCTGTGCAGCTAGACCTTGTTGGTTTTGTCCTAGTGCCATTTGTTGACCAAATGCTTGATTAGCTAATTGATTAGCTTGTGTAAATCCTTGTTGTAATAATCCTGACTGTAATAGTGCTCTGTTCATGTCAGATTTGTTTTGATACTGTGCTCTCATAACACCTTCACGACCACCACCTAAATTACCAGACATAGCTGCTTGTTGACCTATACCTGTTAGACCAGCTGCTGCTTGTGAGTCATATTCTGCAAGTGTTGCATCAATTACATCTTGTTGATACGGAGACATAAAACCTTGGTAAGCTTGTGCTCCTGATAAACCTCCTGCTGTGCCTAGTGCTCCAGCTGCTGCAGTATCATAAGCTCCTGCTTGTGTAATGTAAGGTTGAAACGCACCTATACCTTGGCCTTGTGTTGTAGCCATTGTGTATGCATCTTTTTGCGCTTGGTCTTGACCAGCAACTTTAGGTGCAAACTTATCGGTAGCTAATGGTGCAGCAGTTAACGCCGTTAACTGTGTTCCTAAATCTTTTTGTAGATCTTCTACATATTGTGGTGGGAGTGCTTGTGTTTGTTGTACAGCCATTATATTACCTCGCTTAATCTTTCCGATGTTTCAAACATCTGTTGTGCGCCTTGCATTCCTTGTGACTCTTCAGACACTTGTCCGCCAGCTTCTAAATTTTTCATCATGTTCTCCATAACTTCTGCGCCTTTATCTATATCTCCACCACCTGCATTTCTAACAGCATCTGCAGTAAATACAAACTCATTTACACTTAATCTTGCAGGAACATCGTCTGCTTTTTCTTCTCTTCCAATAGGTACAAACCCACCTTCAGCTCTATAATCTTTTTCCATACCGCCAAGGTCCATGATTCCACCTTCGGCTTTACCTATTCTACCACCCATAGCCATAGCTGACATATCTTTAGTATCCATTCTTCCTAGATAAGGATACTTAACTCTTAATGCTTTTAATTTATTTCCTGATGAATCTTTAAATGCTTCTTGTACTTCTGTTCTAATAGCAGCAAGATCTAATCCTTCACCACGGTCCATGATTTGATCTTCTACATCATCTGGACCACCTAGTAATGCTTCTGCTGTTTTGTATATACCAAAAGCTCCTACTGCTTTTTTAATATCAAAATTTTCTCCTAAAGGATTAAGGTCACCTAAAGATGTTGGAACGTATTCCATGATTTTAGATTTTAAATTTGCTAGTGGAGAATCTTGAGAGGCTAGCTTAACATTTTTTAATGCCTTATCTGTTAATGCAGCTTGTGCATCTAAGTCACCTGAAACAGAATATAAACCTTCTTCTGGTCTCATTACAACTTCACCTGTTGCATTATCTATTGTATAATTTTTTCCAGCCATTTGTTTATTATCTACTGGTATTGTATTTGAAACATTTGCTTTTGGTGTTCCACCAAATAATCTTGCACCTGATGTTGGAGATGTAAAGTAACTTCCAAGACCAGTTTGTCCAGCCATTGCTTTAGATTTTAAACCTCCTTGAAAACCTGCTCCGCCCAACATCCTTGATACATTTCCTAAACCATAATTTATTAATCCTGATTTAAGTGATGAACCTATTCTACCTGTTTGATCAAAGCTACCTATACCAGACATTAAACCTGCAGCTAACGGGTTAAACGGTGCAACAAACGGTGCAGCCTTAACTGCAATCTCTGCTACTTCATTTGGTATAACTTTTCTTACAAATTTTTTAAGTTTACTTCCTATTCCATATCTACGTCTACCATCCATACCCATGATACCACCATACGCTGCCATCTGTCTGTCAGGTAATACTGGTCCTGTAGGTTTAGGTTGAAAAGGGTTAACTGGTTTTGTTGGATCTTGTGGTAAAGGATTGCCACCGGCCATTTGTCCTTCGGCCATAGCTTGTTCCATAAACTGTTGCATAGACATAGGCTCTCTTCCCATCTCCATCATTTCATCAACATATTTTAGATACTCTTCTTCTAGTTGAGCCATCATCATTTGTTCTATTTCTTGTGGAGATTTGGGACCTTCATCACCTCTATATTTTATAGATGGTGCGTTAGTCTCAAGTTCTTCTGAAATTTGTATATCTTCTATTCCCATGGTTTTGCCACTTTACTTTGTTTTTAAGAACAAATCAAGAGGTGGCATAATAACATTTACGTCCTGAGCCATCTCCTCATTCTTATATCCTTTAGCTTGCCAATCCTTTTTTTCTTTAAAAAGTTCTCCTGTTTCCTTGTGCCTATATGTTGTTTCTACTTTTGCATTTAATACCGGTATTTCATTCATTATGTCGTTACCTCTTTCTTAATGTTTAGATAGCTAATAGCTACATCAAACGAATCCGTTGTGCTTGATTGTACCGTAAAAGTTTTACCACCTTCTACTATTAGCGGTTGTGTTAGTAATTCTGTTGTTGTGTCTGCTGTTAGTGCTGATGACTTAATAGCTGTGATACTGTTATTAGTAACAGTAACAATTGGTGTACTAGCTGATGTAACAAGAATAGATTTAATAACAATAGTTTCATTAACTGCAGGAACACCAGATCCTAACGGTGTAAGTGCAGCACCACTTGTACTATTATCTATACCTACAAACTTATATTGATTTACTACTGCCATTAATCTAAAAAGAAGCTTCTAGCTTCTATCTCCTGTTTTAATTCTTCTTGAAACGTTGTGTTTAATTTCTCAAGAACTGCATCTAAATCTCTAACTAAAGACTGTGCTACGTCTTCTTCATAATCTGAACTTGCTCTAGTTAATGTTTGTACTATCTTTGCCATTATACTGTGTAATAATTTTGCATTCTTGCTTCAATTTCTTTTCTAATATCTTCAGGTTGGTTTTGTAAATATCTTGAAAAGAAATCATCAATAGTAGTATCGTCAGTAGTATCATCGGTCATGTCACTAACATCTATGTTCATAACACCTTGGGTTGAATCTCCTTGTGCTGCACGTTTGTTAATTTCATTTTGACTTAATTCTGTGCCACCATAAGCTCCAACATTTCCAGCCAGTCTTTGTTCCATATAATCATTGTAACCATCTATTCCATAACCAAAAGGTTTTCCAGTTGCAGGATTTATTTTTCCTCCAATACTATTTTTTTGAAAAAACTTTGTATTTGTCTCATAACCAAATCTACCTAACGTGTTACCTATAAAATTTAGACTAGGAATTTTACTGTTAAATGAATATTCTGGAAAATTATTTGTTAAATATGTGTTTTTTTCAAACTGAGAACCTGGACCTACTGCACTATAATCAACACCTGGAACTTTGCCATATCCAGTTAATGCAACTTCATCAACAATATTTGTAGTAGGAGGCGAGTAAGTTGGTCCACCGTGAATGTTAGGACTGTTATCATTACTAGGACCGTCATTACTAGGACTACTTTTACCAGCATCTCCATAACCACCTTGAGGTCCACCTTGATAACCACCTTTACTTGTATCAGTGCTGTCTTTATCTTTACCCATATCAGAACCACCGCCGTATTGACGTCTGCCATCCATACCCATAACACCACCAAAAGCTTTTGCAACTCTTTGGCCCATTGCATACATCTGTCTAGCTTGTTGTAATCTTGTAATTGACACTATCGTCTTCCTCCAGTTTGTATATCTAACCTAAAAGTACCTAATTTCCAACTAGTATCTACTGCTGTGTTTGATATTGTAAGTGCTATAGCTCTCGCTCTCGCTCTTGTATCTACTTTTGTTGTACCACTTGTTATTGTAAAAGGTCCAAGTGATGAGCTAGCAGCTGTGTCATTAGGATAATTTCTTAAATCTAATTGTATAATAGAACTTCCTTGTTGTGCTATAAAATCAGGAATAATTCTGCTAACTCTCATAATGTTTTCACCATCACCTCTCAAGTCACCTAAATTAGTTGCAGCTCCTCTTACAACTTTTTGTGTAATATCATAATCACCAGAGGTAATATCAGCTGGTATGGCTGTTGTTACTCCAAGTCTTACCTGATTAACACCTGTTTCATGTTCATAGTAGTAAGAAATTCCTTCAGTGTTACCTGTTACATCAAAAGATGTATCCGTACCTGCATCGTATTGAGTAGCATGAGGTAAACCAAACACAGCTGAGTCTTGCCATGTAGTTCTAATAAACAAAGGACTTGCATTTACAAACCATATAGGTCGTTTAGCAGTTGAATCTAAATAACTATAGGTAACTGATTGTGTGTTTACATTAGAGTTAGCTTCTGGATAAAACCAAGTAATCTCTCCAAACAAGTTATTAATGCCTGCGTAAACCATTTGATTAGATGTTGTGTTTAAATTATCATAAACATAATCTTCAACTAAACAGTCCATAGATTCTAGTTTACCGGTGTATCTAAAAAAACCATTATCAGACATCCAGTACGCAGCACCATCAACTTCAACAGCTGCGTTCTTACCAATCAGTCCACAGTTAGTTCCTACTTGTTCAAAGGCAAAAGTAAAAGGAGTACCAACAAAACGCATGGTAAATAAAGCTGTATCTGTCCAAACATAAAGTGCATTTCTACCAAGTTTAGCTCCCATGATCCGTGATCCGGCGGCCAGTCTTTGTGTACCTGCACTATTCTCAGCTGTAGGAGCATATTCATTAATATTTTCTTGAGACGAGAATCTTATAAACATGTCGTCTTGTGTAGCTTTATTACCAATAGTTGTTTCTGTTCCAAAAAATACTAAGTGACGGTCAGGTGTAGATACTAACATATCACGTGACGCTGTTGGTGCACCTGATATAATTGTTGCTCTTGTTGTTACAGCATTTGTTAAATCTGAATTCCATTCAAAACACTCACCATTAAATATTAAACAAATAGCTGTACTACCTAAATTATCTATAGACCACATACCAGGTTCTGCAACTTTATCTGTAGTAGAAGCTGCTGATCCCCATCCAGAAAAACCACTGTAATTAGTAACGGTTGCACTAGTGCTATGAGCAGCTCTGGTTGTTCCTCTAACCGCTCTGGTAATTCCAGTAAAACTTGTAGATGTAATTCCTGTGTAGGATATTTCTTCAGTACCAACTTGTATAAAATTTGTACCTGCACTCGGAAATCCCGTGGTGCTTGCTACGTTAATTGTAGACCCTGATCCACCGGTTCCAAATGCATTATCTCCTAATGATCCATTTAATGTTGTTGTTTGTGGGTTTGTAGTTGTACCACCCCACTGAGATATACCATAACCAAAAACACCTACTTGGTCTGGTGGTCCTACGTGATAGTATTGAAAATAAGTTATGCCTCCAGAAGTAGTTGCTCCCGCTCCTCCTTCGTTTCCAGGCATTGTAATAGTAATAGTAGTTCCCGTTGGTATTGATGTTACCATAAATTTTTTATCACAAAAATCTGCGGCACCAAAATTTGAACCTGTAATTGCACTAAATGTACTTGTGTCACCAAATAAAATTATATCACCCGGCTGGAAATTATGTGCTGATGAAAAAGTAATAGTCACAATAGGTGAACCGTTACTTGTACTAAAAGCATTTGTAAGAGCTGTACCTAATGGATTAGTTAAGGGGTGTATATCATAGTACACATCTCCTGTGTAAGCATATAAAATTCTATTAGTTCCAATTAAAGAGTATTTAATACCTGTTTTATT